GTAATCCTCAAACTGCAGGTTATGGTATTACTTTAACTGCTGCTAATAATGTAATTTATTACTCTAATGGATATGACTTAGAAAAAAGACTACAGTCAGAAGACAGAGCACACAGAATAGGTCAAACGAAGTCGGTAACATATATAGATCTTATAGCACCAAAAACTGTAGATGAAAAGATAGTAAAAGCATTGCGTAAAAAAATGGATATAGCTAATACTATTATGGATGAAGATTGGAGAGAATGGATTTAATATTATTACATGAAGGTATGTATCAGTTAGTTTCTATAACGCCAAAATTATTTATAAATGAAACTTGGACAAATTGTTTTGATTTATGTGATATTGTAAGAAATAAACTTACTTTATATAATAATGAAATAAACAGATATATATTAAAAGATGGTCGTTTCTTTTTTGGTTGTATTTGTAACTAGGATTTTCTAAGACAAAAGTATTTTTACCAAAAATTATAAATCCACTAATCCCGTTTCGCGATTCAAAAACTTATATTCTATTTTTTGTATGTTAAAATCTTTTTTGATTTTGTTACAGATTTTCTCTACGTCAAACTTTGCACAACTATAGACATCAAACTGCATTAGTGCAGGTGATGGTTCATCCCATACATGCATAGCAATATGTGAAGTCTCTATAATTGCAACGGCAGTAATACCTCGGTTGCCTTCCATGTGACAGTACTTAACATAAGGACCCATAAATATTTTCATATCTATAGACTCTACAAATTCTTTCATCCACTCTGTTAATTGTTCTTCATCAACAGGAGGTTTAATTGCTTCAGCACGAATAATTAAATGCTGATGCACTAACAAACTATTTTTCATAAAATTAACCTACGACTTTGCCGTCTTTCCATTCCATATCTGGAAGACCTTCAGTGTATTTTTTTCCGTCAAAAGTCAGAACTTGTTTTCTGTTTGAATCTGATTCGTGATAACTTATGTGGACCCATCCCCCTGCAGGATCGTCTTTGTCAAAGTACTCCATGATCAGCTGATCAAAATCAACGTTGTTTTGTAACCAATAAGCTGTCTTAATGTTGGGTACGCCAAATATTTCTAGGTCGCATGCTTGGCCCAGTGCGTGCTGCGATGTTTTTTTGCTACCGATCGCTTCACACAAAGCCTCGCTCCGATATCCGCTGGTAATTGTAACAGGTTTGTCGAAGTGTGCACGTAGCGGTTCTAAAACTTCATAACATAAATCACCTAGGTTTTTTATCTCTGCTGATCCCGGTGTGTTATCTATGCCCTTACGCTGCGCGGTCATCGAATTGGTCATCTCTCTTAATGTAAAGTGTTTTGAAAGCTGCATAATTTTTCTCCTAATTTTTTAAAAATAAATCTATCACGAAGAGTGTAGTTGTTCCCGCAGCTACTAAAAGAACCCAATAGAACTTGTCTATCTTACCGCCCAATTTCTCGACGTCTTCGTGAATATGTTTAAGGTCTTGCTTATTTTTAGCAATATCTTTTTTAATTCCAGTCATGTGTCCATAAAGTGATATGATATGTTCTCTTGTTGTTTTGGGTTCAATAGCCATGATTTAAAAAATTATTTCACCAGGTTTATTAAAAACTTCTTTACCTTGTGCTCTTAATTTTATTTCTTGAGGGGTTAAACCCTGTACTTGATTTGTATTTATATTATTTTGTCCTATAAACCCAGTAACAGATTGCGGTAAAATACTAGAAATAGTTTCAGGTATACCTTGTGTTAAAGGAACTTTAAATGGATTTACTATATCAGGAAATAAATCTCCATCTAAAGAAGTTTCAGAAAATACCTCTTGCATTCTACCTATAACATCTGCAGCTTGCTCAAATGGATTTGCTACACCTAATTCATCTGCTTTGCTTTGAAATAATCCCTGTACATCTCTTGAAATAGTTAATGGTCTAAATAATCCTTCATTTAAAAAACCAAAAGATCTTCGCTCTCCTCTATTTACCATTCTTTCACCTAATTTATCTTCACTCATACCTAAAACTTTTGCTGCATCTATATCTAAAAATAGTTCCCTATTAGTTTTATATAATGCTCTGTTAGCATTTATATAAGCATCTATTATTTGTTCTGGTGTAACTATTCCTCCTTTTAAAGTAGCTGCAGTAAATAAATTTCTAGAATTTCTAATTCCTTTTTTGTAATCAGTTATTTTATAATTAAAAGATTTTTCAGGATTAACATCTACTCTTCTTAAACCTGCAATACCTGCTAATTCATTTAAAAATTCATATTGATTTCCTCTATCATCTATTCTTCCTTTATCATCGGTAGGTCTAATGGATAGGCCCAACCTTTTCATTTGTCTCCAGTTAAGAGGTGCCTGTGCTTCTACTAAATGACCAATAGCTTTTTGCATTTTATCTCCTAGTGAATCTTCAGGATTCCAAATTTTTCTACCAGTAGAATCTACGCCTCCTCTTCCTAGAATAGGGGCTACATCTTGTAAAGCTTCTGTCCATATGGCTTCACTTATAAAAGGAGATCCCAATTCTTTAGTAGATTCAATCATCCCTAAAACAAAATCATCTACTAATCCATCTTCATCAGCTCTACCTGAATTAACTGCATTTAATATAGTTTGAATAGGTCTTGTTACAGTATCATAAGCATTTAAATGTGAAAAATCTATGTAAGATAATTTACCATCTTCATTTTTAAATGGAACAAGTACAGAATTTTTAGACCAGTCAGCTACATATCTTCTCATTGCATCAATTTCATCATCCGCTATATTATACACTGCTTGTGCTGCTGCGACCACACCCAACGGGAGTACTGTAGTAGTTGCAGCCATTCCTGTTAATCTTTGTAGCCCTCTGTTTCTTAATGGAGTAACTTCCACATCATTAATAACAGTTTTATAATTAAATTCTTTTAACCCTGTTTCTATAATATTTGCACTTGTTCTAATAATTTCTGAAGGAAAAGCTACAAAGTTTCCAACCGGTAATTTTCTTAAACCTTTAATAAAATCAGATACAAAAGCATAATTAGGTACATTATTTTTAACTAAATCTGCAGCCATTTCTTTCATAGTTCTGTCATTAAATAATCTTTTAACACCATTCATATCAGTAAATTCTTGACCTAATCTTAAACCAGCGTTTCTATATGCTCTATCAATTCTAGATTTTTCACCTAAAAATGTAAATATTTTCCAAAAATCATCTTCAGCTGTATAGGCATCTTCGGCAAATCTTTTTACTCCACCTAATTTTTTTAATAATTTATTTAAACCCCAATCCCCATTAACTTTATTAAGAATTCCACCAAAATCTGCATCAGCCAATATATCAGCTACTTGTTTTAATTGTACATTAGAATTTACTACTCCTAGTTCTAATAGCTCTTGATAAAATTGATTAGATTTTCTCATACCTGGTCCTGCAACTTGTAATGCATTCCATGCTGCTTTAACATCTGCTGTATTACCAAAAGGTAATATACCATTAGCCGCTGCAAAAGATGTAGCACTTAAAAAATTTCTTGCGTGTGTAAAAGGTGCAAGAATTGTTTTTGACATTTGAGACAAAGCTTTTGGATATAAAATTGTATTATTATAAAGTTGTTGTGGAAAACTTTTTCCTGAATTTTGAGTTGCCATAAAAGATTCTGCATAGTCTTTCATGGCATATTTACCCTGTAATGGATTTAAAATTTTATTTGCTTTTCCTACCGCTTCTATTTGTATTTGTTTAGTAGTATCAATTGGTTTTAAACTTGCTGAACTATCTACCCATTGATCTATTTTTCTAGCAGCATCTCCTGCGGTATCTGCTGTAATTAATTTAACATCATCTCCACGAGCTCCAGCATATTTTCTAGCTTCTCCCGTATTATTAAATAAAAAAGGAGTAGTGGGTTCCGGACCAGTTCTTGATGCAACTCTAACTCCATCTGCTCCAGTAAATCCATTATTCCAATTATCCCAATTTTTAGTTAATTCATTATTTTTAATAATTAAATCATCATAAAATTGATTACTTCTAACCATTGAGGATAAGTTATTAGTACCTTCAACAATTGAAGACATTGGGTTTTTAGCTTTACCCAATAATTTTTTTATAACAGGTTTTGCAACTCCACTTAATTTTGACATATTAGTACTAGCAAATTTATTAATAGTGTCTTGACTAATTTTATCTTCTAAAGATTTAGTTAAAAATTCCGGAACATTTCCTAATCTTACTTGTCCTGTAGCTGTTCTTGGTCCAATTGAAACTCCTTTAGGTAAACTTGCACCACGCCATACTTCATCCACCATATCTCTAGCCATATCATCAGAAAGAATTATTGGTTTTTTTGTTGTAGGATCTATCTTTGTAGCTGCTATATCTTGAAATTGTTTAATGGCTTCTTTTATTTCTGATTTAACTGGTTTTATATTATCAGCTAATGTAATAGGATTTTCTTTAAAAACTTCATAACCTCTATCCATCACATCATTTATGTATTTAGGTAACATTTCCTCAAATTCTTCAAGAGCTTCAGGTGTAAGTCTTCTGCCCATTATAGTAAATAATTCAGACCATCTGTCTCTTACATTTCCAAATTCATTAAAAAGTTTTGTTACATCTTCAGGATCTGCTTTGTATTTATCAATTAATTCTTTTCTTAATGCTTCTTTTTGTTTGGGGTTTATGGGTAAAAGTTCTACATTATATAATTGTTTTCCTGTTTTGAACTCTTCTGTAGTACCTGGTACTCCTGTCAAATCATCTTTTTTAAATTCATCTACTTTACCAAAAGAGGTTTCATTTACTAATTTTCCATTTTTAGCTGTACTGGACATCAATACATTATTCATTTTTTCTGCTATTTCTTTTTTAGTATCTAAAGTTACTTTATCAGTTGCAACTTTTTTATAACTATTAATTATTCTACCTAATATGTTATCTATATCTCTCATAGCATTATCTGCTAAACTAGTATCTGCAGCTTCTCTTCCAGCTTGTGTATTAGCAGCATCAAAACCTTCTTGAGGCTTTATTCCATTAGCTCTAAACCAACTATCTAACTTATCTATTCGTTTATCTAATCCACGTTTAGCTTTATTTGTTCCACGAACCTCTCTCATTTTTCCAACTAGTTTTCCAGCAGCACCAAAAGCTCCTGTAAATGCAGCACCTTCCACTCCAAACTTTAAACGATTTATTAGTTCTGCACCAGGGTCTCCTTTTTGTTCTCTATTCAATTCTGTAGGACCTCCTAAAAAATCTCCAAAAGTTCCAGCATCCTCTACATTACCAACAAATACACCTTCGGCAGCACCAGCACCTAGCATTCCTTGACCAAACCTTCTTGCTTTTTCACCTTTACTTAAATATTTTCCAGTTTGTTTAGCAGTCATGGCTGCCTTACCCAAACCACTAGCGGCTTTAAATGCAAAACCTCCAGGAACACCGATGTTAACTATAAGTTCTGTAATTTTTCCAATACCTGTTGAAGCAGCTGCTTCATCAAAAGGATTTATGTCTGCAAAATATTGCTCAACAGCTTCTACTCTATCTTCGTCTACACCTAAATCTAATAATGCAGCACCTAAAGTTGCACCTCCTTCAAAAATTTTTATAATACCAGAAGGTATTGCTGCAGCCATAGATAAAGCCCAGCTTGGATCTTGATTTGATTCTTCTGTGTTTGTATTCTTAATTATAGGCAAGTATTACTCCTATCCTTGATAGATTGGTATTGTGTTACCTTTTTCGTCAAATGTATAAACTTTTTGTGTATCTGTTTCAATAAATATTTTACCAATATCAGAATCACCAAATTTAAAATTTTCTAAATCAGTGGATAAAATTTCTTCAAAAGATTTAGGTCCATATTTTGCTTGAACTCCTTCTTTAACTTTTCCTGAAAAACCTACTTGATTGGAAGCCATTATATATTCTCCTACATTTTTTTTACTTCTTTGGCCTAATAATTTGTCTTTGTATTTAGCAAGACCCATTAATTTTTCTATTTCAGCTTTTGATTTTTTACCAGATATATAATCATTAATTGCCATTACTGTTGCAGTTTGATCAGTTTTATCTATCCCTGCTTTAGCTTTTTCAGTTTTACTATCTTTAGATGTTGCAAATCCTGCTACATCTGCTGCTGAAGATCCTACTGTTGCACCTTCTTTTTGTGAACCTTCGAAAAATTTTAATGCATACTCAGATGCGTCGGCTATTCTTGCACTTCTTAATTTTTTATCATTACCTTCATTTAATATATCTTTAAATATCTGTGCTTGAGCTTTAATGTCGTCAACACTCATTTCAGTACTTTCTTCATTATTATTATTTAAAAGACTATCTAATGTAGATTGATTATCTGTGTTATCTTTATTCGGGTTTCTTAAACTTGGTGGTAAATCATTTCCTGATAAATCTTGTAAAGAAGCAATAAGTTCTTTATTTTTATCTTGTACATCTGATTGTTCTTTTTTGTATCTATCAAAATCTGTTTTAGAAGAAATGTTTTGTACACTTTTTGGAAGATCTTCAAAATTATCAACTCCCTCAAATGGACTACTTTCATCTATATCAAGATAATCTGTCATTTTACTTAAGACATCACCTGAAGGTGTTTCTTCTTTTTCAACAGACGTATCAGTTAATTTTATATTTTCAAGAGGAGTTGTTTGATATGGAAAAGGCATTCCTGCACTAAATTTTGTTTTAGATAAATCCATTATATCACCACCTGTTAAAAATTCTTGAGCTTGACCTACAGTTCCTGGAAAAGAAACTTTTAAACCAACTCTACCACCATCCATTAATCCTGATGTGATACCTGTGCCACGGCTATCTACCGGTCCGCCTCTAAACATTGGTCGTCTTAAAATTTTACTCATTATCCCATTAATCCTAGTTTGCCCATCATACCACCAATCCCCGCTCCCGCTCCTAGAAACTGTGACATCGGACTAGCCGGCGCTGCTGGCGGTGCATAACCTACTGTTTGAGTAGGAAAAGCTCCTGGTTGTATTTGTGCTAGTTGTTGTCCAACTAAACCTAATTGTGTGAACGGTGCAAACTCTGCTTCTCTTGCTGCAATTTGATCTGCATCTTTTCTTGCTTGTTCAAATCCTTGTAGTCCCGCACCCATTTGAGATTGATAAGTACCAAGACCTTGTTGTGCTGCAAGATCACTTGCTCTTGATTGTCTTGCATCTAAAAATCCTTGATTTAATAATTGAGATTGTAACTGAGCTCTATTCATGTTGTTACCTCTTTGCATTTCTGCAAGTTGTACACCTTCTCTACCACCACCATAAGCTCCTGCTTGAATAGCTGAATCTCTTAAACCTACATTTTGTATTGCAGCATTTCTATCAAACTCTGCTAGTGATGCATCTATAACTTGTTGTTGGTAAGGTGACATGTAAGAAGCAATTGAACCAGCTTGTGAAGCAGGTCCTGCTCCTGTACCAACTAAACTTCCTAAACCTGCGGCTGCATTTTGTGCATCAATTTGTAATTGAGTTTGATCTGCAACTTTAGGATCATATGCAGCTGTGTTAATTCCTGAGAAAGAAGAGTCAACCGCTCCTTTCGAAAGCATGTCTATAAATGGTAAAAAATTACTAAGTGAACCTTCTATTACCGGAGAAGGTTTAGTTATCTGTGTTGATACGGTATCAAATTCTGATGGAACTGCCATTATGTTCTCGCTTCTAAGTTATTCATTAAGTTATACATTCTTCTTGCACCTTCATTTACACTTCCACCGCCCGCGGCTCTTACTGCGTCGGCAGTCATTACAAATTCATTTTTACTTACTCTTGCTGGAACATCATCGGCTCTTTCTTTAGATCCCATAGGTATCATTCCACCTTGTCTATAATCCATTTCCATACCTTCAGGTAATACACTCATCATACCACCATCTTTTTTAGCAACTGGTTGATTTATATCTTTATCTAATATTTCTGATTGTATAAATTCAAATTCTGTTTTATCCATTTCTCCATTTCTATACATTTGAGGAGCATATAATTCATAAAATTCTTTTTTTCTATCATCAGGCATTACACCATCAGTATCATTATACATTGCTTCTATAATAGCTCTCATTTCTGATTGACCTGGCATAATTGTTACTTTTAATTTATCTACTAACATTTCTTTTGGTTTTGATTCTACAGCTTCTACTGTTTCAGCCATACTATTAAAATCTGGTTCTTTATCTTCTTTTTTAAACATACCTACAATAGTATCCATAATTCCTCCACCTCCTTCATATCCTATTCTTCCACCATAAGCTTTTTCTTGTCTATCGTCTATACCATTTTGATTTTCATCTATAAAATCTTGAGACATATTTGAAACAGGATTATTTCTCTGACCTGCTAAACTAGAAAAAAGTTGAGAGTTATTATTAACCATATTAGAAAGCATTCCTCCCATACCACTACTACTCATCATAGGTCTGTCTCCTGCATTCATTGAAGCTGACATAGGTTGAGCTATTCCTGATCCTGTAACTAAATTACCTAATGAGTAACCTACTCTTCCACCAGATGCTAATGGTTGTGGATCTGGATCTTCATAACCTAATGACTCTAACATATCTTGAATAGTTTGTTCTTCATGACCACCTCTTTCCATAGCTCTTCTAACAGCTAGTCCTCTATTTTGGTCGCCTTCAACGTATCCCGAACCATCGCCTTGTGAATCTTCAAGATTTTTTTCATTTCTCATCGCATCGGCGTATGCTAAATCCGCTGTACCTTGAGCTGCTGGAACTCCAAATTTTAATAAACCTGGATCAGTTAAAAATTTAGAACCTTTTTCCAAACCACCAAAAATTTCTCCCATTGCAGTGTCGCCTGCTCTATCTGAAAAAAATTTCTGTGCACTTGGAGTTCCTGGTGTAAATATCTGTTCTGAACCTGGAGGACCCGCAGGTCCTGTAGTGCCTGGTGTTCCCGGCGCACTTAATGCACCAATACCACCAGCTAATAATGCAGATAATGCATTAATATCACCTTCACTTTCTTGTTGTGCTAATTGAGCTCCAATATTTAAACCACCTGACATTAAACCTCTTTGTAACATTGAGCTACCCATAATTCCAGGACCCAACACCATAGGCGCAAATGCTGCAGCGTATGGTAATAAAGGTTTAATTTCGTTAGGTATTATCTTATCTAATACTTTTGAAATTGGTTTAAATATTTTTTTTAAAAATCCCATAATTTATTTATATTTTATTTGTGAAAAGCAAGTTAGCAAGACTTGATTATATGCTATTTTAATACAATTTACTAGAGTTTTTACCTCTAGTCAATCTAGAATATATTAGTTGTAGCACCTAAAGGTATACTTTCTACAGTTACTTTTACGTCTCTACGTATATGTTCTGCTTTAGTATTACTGTTTAAATCCTGTACATCTGCCAACGCTTCAGCGTCAGAGTTATATTCTTTTCCGGTTTTTGTATTAGTTAAAGTTACTTCACATTCAGGTGTAATAATAGGTACTTTTTTACCATCAATTACTTCGTACCTTACTGAAGCTTTTGTTTCTATAAATGACATTATCTGTCCTCCCTGTTAATTTCTAATATAGATGATATTACAAATAATTCATTAGCATCTCCTGCTTGAACTTTTAAGACTTCACTTTCTTGCATAATTAAAGGTTCAGTTAATATTTGAATAGTTGCTAAAGCAGCAATAGGTTTTGTTTTAGCAATATTAAATATTGCTCCTGCTGAATTTAATAAACTTACAGTAATAGTAGTTCCACTATTTGCATCTTCTGTAACTAAAATAGATTTAACAATAGCTCTAGAGTTAGAAGGTACTGTATATAAAACAGTATCATCTGTACTAATTAAATCTATTTTTGCATTTTTATATATATTTGCCATTAACCTAATCCAAACCAAGTGTATCGTTCTTGGTCCTCTTTTAATTGTGTTAAATATGTAGAATTTAATTGTTCTATAACCGTAGAGATAGCTCTATTAATTTGTCTTTGATTATCTTCTGTATATTCTGTTTTAGGTTCGGGTAATCTTACTACAATTTTTGTCATTATCTTTGGCCATCGGGTTGAATGTCTACTTGGAAAGTACCAAATCTCCAAGATTCACCTGAATTAATATTTTCTAGTTTTAAACTAGCATATCTACCTCTAGCACGTGTATCTATTTTTGTTGTAGTAGAATCTATAGTAAATGGACTTAAAGGTGAGTTGCTTACATCAGTTGCAGGGTAATCTGTAATCCCAACTGTAATTTTATTATTACCATTTAACACTTTAAAATTTGGTAAAAATCTTCTCATAGCTAGAAATACTTCGCTCTGTCCTTTTTGTAAAGAAAAATTAAATGATTGAATAAAAGAAGTTAAAGTAGTTGTAGTTCCATCAGGATTAATTTGATCTGTTCCTACTTCATGTTCAAAAAATACACTTTGACCTAGTCCTGATTCTCCTATAACTGTAGGAAAAGTACCTGTCTGATTACTGTTAAAAGCTGTAGCATAAGGTTTAGGATAAATTAAAGAATCAATCCAAGCAGTTCGTGTAGAATTTTCATTAACTCCTGTATACCAATTACCCATAGGAACTTGTTGTGATTCTCCATAATTATATGTAACTGATCTGTTATTAAAATCTGCACCTTGAGTTGGATACCACCAAGTTACTTCTGTAAATAGATTATTAATACCTGCATTAATTTGCTGACCTTTAGTAGTTGCACAATCATCATAAACATAATCTTCCACACTACAAGGTAATGAGTTTACTGTACCATCAAATGCAAAAAAACCATTGTTAGACATCCAGTAAGCAACACCATCAATTTCAATAGCTGCATTCATACCTATTAATCCACAGTTAGTGCCAACTTGTTCAAAGCCAAATGTAAAAGGAGCACCTACAAATTTCATGGTATATAAAGCATTATCTGTCCACACTAAAATATTTTCTTTTGCGGTCAACGCTCCCATAATTTTTGTACCGTCTTGCAATCTTTGCGAACCGGCTGAGTTGGTTGCTTCTATATCATATTCATTAATTGACTCTGCATCAGAAAAACGAATAAACATATCATCTTGAGATGAAGTTGTACCTATTGTTTCTTCTGTTCCAAAATGAATTAAATGCCTTGTTGTTGGTGAAATTAATGTTTGTCTAGTTGAAGTTGGATTTCCAACTCCTGTTGCAATAGCTGTTTTAAATCCTGATGTTGTTGTAGATGATCTTGTTGTTGCACCTACTGTTGTAGATAAAGTAGCTGTTGCAGAATTCCATGTAAAAGTTTTACCATTAAAAACAGTTGCAACTAATACTTGACCAAAATTATTTAAAGACCACATACCTGGTTCTAATGTAACTGTAGATGCTTCTACAGCTTCACCCCAACCTGTAAAATCTGTTGCATTAGTAACTACTGCAGAATTACTATGTGTTGCAGGTGTAGTACCTAAAGCACCTCGACTAGCTCCTGTAAAAGTATTTGTACCTTTACCGGTATAGGTAATAAGTTCTGTGCCAATAGCTAAAGTTCCTACTGTAGGAAAATCTGCATTAGATGTAACTGGAATTATATTTACACTATCGTTTATTCCAGAAGATAAAGTATTTGTTAATGCACCAGCAACAGCTCCACCCCATTGACCAATACCAAAACCATAACCATATGATTGTGCAGCAGGACCTATTCTTTCATAAGGTTGTACTATCATAGATCCACCAGTAGATATTACTGCAGTTGCTTGATTAGAAGAATTAATTGTAAATGTTGTAGGAGTTGGAACAGACAATACTTGAAATAATTGATCTTCAAATTGTGTAGCATTTAATCCGGTGCCACTAGGTAATGTTACTGAATCTAATACAACCATATCTCCTTCTATTAAATTATGAGGTGATGTAGTTGTGATAGTACATAATTTAGTAGAAGTACTATTAGTTGCTAGCGTAGATGATGTAAATGTTATTTGAACTCCGGCGTTGCTACTTCGAAATGGAGTTATATCAAATAGTTGTCCCTCAAAATAAAGAAGTAAAAATTTATCTGTGCCAATAGCTGTATATCTGTTTCCTTCTAAATCTACAAACGAATGTAATTTTCTAGAAACACCTACTATACTTTGATTAAGTAATGACTGCCAACCTCCTATTTTTTCTGGAAGGCCATATCTAAATCTAACATTATCTGAGTCTACCCAACGACCTGCTGCACCAACACTTGTATCTTGCTTGTCAATTCCTGGAGCAAATTTAATTTCTGTAAGCATTTATTACCCCTACGCTGTATTAGTTTTATATGCCCAACCTCTTGTAGAATCTATATAGACTAATGTAATTGCTTGACCATTAGTTGATAATGCTAAATTACTTGTACCCGAGTTAATAGGTTGACCATTTCTTTCAATTGTAAGATTATTAGATGCAAAAGTTCCTCTTGCATCTATAAAAACTACTTCATCACCAACAGCTGGAGATGCAGGTAAAGTAATTGTAACAGTTGTTTGAGTTGTATCTACTAAAAGTTGATCACCTGCTACTGCTGTAAAAGCAGTCATTGCAGATGAAGTTACAGTAAAATATGATTTTTCAGTAATTGCTTTAGATGTATTAGTTCCATCTGATTTAAGAAGCATAACTGCTCCATTTGGAACTGCAACTGGAGTTGATGAACTTGCAGTTTTTACACTTAAAGTATATTTGTTAGCTGTAGTTCTATCTGTTGCGTCTTCAATAATAAAAACTCTTTCAGAACCACTAGGCATAATTAAAGTTTGGTTACGAGCTAATGTACCTGTTAATTTAAAATATAAATTTTTACCATTAGATACTGCACCATCTGTTAAAGGTACTGTAATATCTGAATTACCTGTCATTGCTAAAGATAAAAAACCAGAAGCTGCTTGTTGTAAAATTTGTAAATTAGTATTAGTAATAGATCCCCATAAACCAGCTTTTTCACCAGTTGTAATTAATTCTAATTTTAAATCGTTTGAAAAAGTTGATGCCATATTAGTAAGGTTCTATCTCCGTCCAAGTCATGTTTACACCTGGAACAATTTCATTCCAAGTAATAACACCAGGTTCCCCTGTGTTTAATGTTAATGTTGATCCAGTTGGAACAACATTTGCTGTTCCTGTTACTGTAACACTTCCTACAGATAAGGTCAACGCATTTCCAGTTACAGGTATTGTAATATCTGTAAAAGCTATAGCAGTTCCAACACTTATTGAAGTAGGATTAGCTGTAGCAGAAATGTTAGCATCTGCTGTAATTGTTACAGTTCCAGCACCTAAAGTTAATCTATTAGGAGTTACATCTTCAATAATAGAATCGGCTGTAATACCTACATCGCCTATACTAATTTGTAAGGCATTACCTGTAACACTAATTGTTACTGCTCCATCTGATTCAGACGAAGTAGCAAATGGTAATTCTGCAAATGGTGAAAACCCTAACATAAAATCCTTATATATATTAAATTTAAATACCTGATGGTAGACCTAACATAGCTCTTCCATCAAATTTATTTTTGTCAGCAAATGGGCCATTTACATGATTATAATGTAGAAATACTTGACCGCATATGTTCCCGTCAAAAGGCTCTCGCCAATGTTCAAGTTCACACCCACTATATACTAGCATATCTCC